TGGCGGCGACGATGAGCAGATCGGCATCGGCAACAGCGGGAGCCGCCCAAGTGGCGCGAGTAGGGAGCACAACCGGGACGCCTCTGGCTCCGTTGACGCCAAAAGCGCTTGGATCGTAACCGCCGCCGATAAAGACTTCATCGGCACCGGACAAATTATGCTTGCTCATGTGGAGTTCTCCGCCCGGCCGGTGGCCGGGCATCAGTGAATGACGGAGACGCTATGGGCTGATCAGGCACCCATCGAACCGAAGACCGCGCGCGGATTGGTCACGCCAACCGACCACCGCTTGCGCGCTTTGTACTCATAGTTGCCAGTACGAAAGTCTTCTTGTCCGCCCTTTTCCAGTGCCTTTCGAGTGAAGAACTGCAACCCCATCGGCGCATCGGTCTTCACGAACCAAGCATCGGTATCGGTCAGACGGCGTAGGTTGATCGGCTCGCCGGAGAACAGCCCCATGCTACGGATCGCATTCGTGTCGTTATCGGACGTTCCAACTCGCTGCACTGAATTCAAAATGCGATGGACGTTGAACGCATTGGCGTTGCCGATAATGATATTCTTCGGCATCAGCGGCATCGGCAGCCCGCGATCATTGACCGCGTTCATGACCTGGATACAGGTATCTTCCAGCGCGGATTCCGACAAATCAGCCGCCACGCTTAGCGTATTGCTATACGTACCGCCGGCCCACAAAGGATGCGACGTGGACAACAGCGTAACGCCGTCGCCAATCGTGGTGCTCGTCGCCTCATTGAACACATTCGCCGCCGCAATTTCCTCGGCTTCGCGAAGCGCCCGCATCAGTTCTCCAGTATAAAACGCGCCCAAGCTGCTGTACTGATTATCTTCCAGCGCCTCTTGCGTCAGCGAGAACATCAAGGCAACGGTAACGTGCGTGTAGCGGGCGGTCCAGAATTCTCCGCCCTCGTCTTCGGCAATAGCCGCGCCTTCCGATTTGATCGGCGCGACGTTCAGGCCGACCCGCAAGACCTGCTCTTCGAACGCGCGGGTGCTGTTCTTCTTATCGAAGATTTTCGGCCAGTCCAACGGATAATCCCGCTCTTGAGCGGACCAAACCGCGTTCAGATCGTTTTCCAGCTCCTTCGGGAACTGCGAGCGATTCATAGGCATGACTAGATACCTCCCACGCCAGCGACTACAGCCCGATTGACATGCTCAATCAAGAGCGCTTCAACCTTGGCATAGCTACCATACGCATTGTCAGGGCGATTGACCAGCCCCATGATTTTCAGACTGCCGCCCGTCGTGGCGCTGGTGCCAGATACCACGGCATACAAGCCGGATTGGCCGGATTTGGTGTTGCCGGTGCCCACATTCCAATCCGCGACCACGCCAATTTCAGCGGCCACGCATCCATCGGCCTGGACTTCCCAAATGACATCCGGGTCGTCGATGACCTGGGCCACGATATTGGTCTTTCCGTCGGAGACTCCGGGCCAGTATTTCGACCAAACGGGCTTGCCATTGGCATCGATGTACGAACAGCCGATGAATACGCCGACGTTATCAGTATTGCCCGAGGCGGACTTAGTGACGTTTTTCCCAGTCCCAGTCATTTCAACGACATCGCCAGTATAGATCGCTGTCGTATAATCCGTGGCAATCGAGTAGGCGTTTTGGGTAATCGATCCCCCGCCCAGCTTCCGCACCGGAACGAGTCCGCGCGGCGCGTTGACATTAGCCATAACTGTTGGCTCCTATAAATGCTTGAATTAATCGCCGCCAAAGCGGGCAGGACGCCCAGCCCCAACGGTAGCGCGTGCTTCGAATTCTTCCACGGCGCCGCCATTGGAGCCGTGCTGTCTGGGCATCCGTTGCCCCATGTATTCCTGAACCGACTGTCGTAGTCGCTGATTCCGGCCCGCGACATGCGCGCGAACCTTATCGCCCATAGCCTTTGGCCGCTCCATCAAGATGCAATCCTGATTGCGGATCACTTCGCCGAAATCGCCAAACCGTCGCACGAAAGGCTTGAAGGCGGGCGGAACGGTATCGACTTGGCGAGGTCGCCACCCCTGCTGCATGTTGCGGATGATGTTCGGCTCATCGTCGGCATTCACGACTCGGCACCGCACCCATTTTTGCTCGAAGGCATCGCGAGCGGGTGGCGCGGTGGTATTCTGAGCAGGCGTCCATTCGGGCCACGCCTCGATCTCGGACGCGGCGCGGCTGGTCTGCTCGCGCGTCAAGCGGTCATCAGTCGCCGCTACGGATGATTGGCTAGCCATATTTTTCGGTTCTCCGGGGTGTCTTCGATGTCGAATGCGCGCATCCGCGCCTTATCTTGATCCGTGAAAGTACGCCGCGCGCCACTCGCTGGGGCGGCACGACCATCAGCGCTGCTGGTCCCGGTCGGCGGGCCGACTTCTCGGCGACGAGTTGGGGCGGCAGATTCAATATCCTTGATGGTGTCAGCCGCCCTGGGGATCGCCGCCCGGATGCGCTTATTAAGCTCCGCGTAGGTGCTGGTGTCATTCGGATCGAATCCATCTTGCCGAATATCTTCAAAGAGTTCCGCCGCGAGTCGAGCGGCGCGCGGATTCTGGCCGGACTGATACCAGCTATTCGCCTTCAGCCATTTCCCCATCGTCTCAGGGATTTGCGGCTGCTGGTTATCCGTTTGTTGCTGACGACCCTGCTGTTCCTGCTGTTCGCGCTGCCGTTCCTGGCGGGCGGCCATTTCGCGCATTTCGACGCGGGCGTCGGCGATGTCCTCTGTTGCCGTAACCGCCGCATCGTCATCGCCATCCACCATGGCTTGACGGAGCCGCTGTTTTGCCGAGTGAAGCTTGGCTTGCAAAGTGCCCTCGGCAGCCTGGGCATCGGCTGCCGCATTGCGGGTTTTGATCGCTCCGACCTCGGCAGACAGCGTGTTGATTTGATCGAGTAGCGCGCGTTCTCGATCCGCGAATCGCTCTTCGAGCGCCTTACGGCGTCCGACTTCTTTGTCGATCCGTTTTTTGACGCGAGCCGACCATTGATCGTCATCATCCTGGTGACGAGGAGCAGGATCTGGTTCGAGTTCGCCTGAACCTAAGTCCGGCTGGATCAATTCTTCCAGTTCCGACGGCTCCCCCTCGTCTTCGAGAAGGTCGTCGCGGGTTTCTTCATCAAGTTCCATAGGGATTCCTATGCTCACAAATACGCTTTGATTTGCGACGGGTCTTTCACCACCGCCCGGATTTCGTCGTCGTTGACCAATAGATATTGATCGGGGTCTTGACCATCATTTCGCTTGACTTCAATCGTTTGCCCGGCGTGCTTCGGGAAAATCACATAATCGCCGATCTTACACCAAGGCGCTGAGAATCGTTCGCCTCGATAGCATTCACTGCCCATTTTAATAACTTGCCCAGCGACCTTCGCGATGTCAGCGTATTGCTTAGACTCGCCGACTAGCGCAATACCGCCCGCGCTGAACTTGGGAAGCCGATACGGCTTGATGAGAATTCGGAAGCCGACCGGATTTGGAATGTCCCCCGCCTGATCGTCTCCAGATGTCACCCATTCTTGTGGAGTCATTCTCTCTATTCCTCTTCGAAATCAATTTCGTTGTACTGTTTAAATTCGTCGTTCAGAATATCCAGCGCGGTTTTTAACCCGGCCACGCGCCCGGTCATGCGTCGATAATCTTCCCAGTCCTTTGCTGATCCATTCCCGATAGCCGTTACGGTTCTTGAGATTTCCTCATCGAATCGTTTCCTGACTTGTCGAACAAACCCGGTAATCATTGCACGGGTATCTCGCCAAGGTCGCGTCGAGCCTGATTGCTGACGAACTGGCTAACCAGTTTCGCTTCTTGTTCGGCAGCCCCGCGCCGCATGTCCGCAATGGCTTTTGCATCATCGCGTTGAATTTGCGCATTCGCCAGCGCGTCCTTGCGTCGGATTTCAGCTTCGGCACGCGCTGAATCAATCGCCGATTTCTGCTCTGCGGCCACTGCCGATGGATCGGGCGCAAGGCTATTGGCTTGTTGCTGACTCATGATCTGAACCGCTTGGGCCGCCATCATCGCCAGCATGTTTTCCGCCTGCGGGTCCATGGGCTGTCCGGACCCCATGGGCGCTGCCGGAAGCTGTGTCCCCATCGCCGCTTGCATTTGCAGCAGATACGCCCATGCCAAATGTTCGGCCTCGTGCGCGACTGCGGCGGCATCGATGCGCTTACGGGTTTCTTCGTCGGTGATTGACTCCCGCCACTGCCGATGCACGATTAGATGCGCTTGGTGGTCTTGGTCTGGGAATGACTTGACTGGTTGCGTCATCAGCAGCGCCATGTTTTCCTCGACCGGCCCCATGCGTGGCGCTTGCGATTGATCGACCAGCAGCTCATCGGCGTTCGGCAACCGCATGGTTTCAAGCAGACGCTTTTCAACAGCGCGTCGATTATACAAGTCTGGCGCGGCTGCGGCCCGATCCACCAGCGCTTGTGCAATCACCAGCTTTTGAGCGCCAGTGATCGCGTTTGGATCGCTGACGGGCTGCACATCCACGCGATTATCGAAATCAGCGGCAAACTGTTCCGGCGCGATATTCAGCACATCTCGGCAATAATCAGCGTCGGGTAGATAATCGGCGGTCAATTCACACGCAATGGCCAGCTCTTCGGCTTGCGCTTGATGGCATCGAATCTGGATCGACGACTGAACTTTCATTCCTTGTTCGATTCGAGCCAGGGTAGTCCCGACTGGAACGCTCTTTGTCGCCTCGCCTACAAGCTCGCTCGTCGTTCCAGCCACACGCCGGAACACGCCATCCATCCATTGCAATAAATTGAATAGAGTTTGCGAAGGTTCCGCATACGGGATGCTGACAAAGAGCTTTTGTAGTTCTTCCGTAGTCGCCTCGACCGGCTGCCACGTTCCCGGTGTAATGCTGATTCCGTCGCCACGCTTCCCTTTTGGAAGCACCACATCAGCCGATCTGAATCCACCGCGCAAGTTTGCCAGCATTGCTGCGTCAAGCAGCGCGCGAAGGTTTCCAGACATCGATTCGGCAGTGCGGCCCAGCGCATGCAGCAGCCCAAGGCCATAAAACCCATCAAGCCCTGGAAGGAAATCGTAATGCACCCAGCGGCGGCGGCGATGTCTTTTCTTGTCCGATTCTCGCCAGTCTCGATAAACGCTAAAAACTTGCTGGCTTTCACGATCAATCGTGACGAGAAACGGCGCTCCTTCCGGTTCGCCGGGGATGTCAGTGAAGATGGATTGTTCAAGCAAAACATAGCGCTGCGACTTATCGAGCGCCGTCATTGACGGCTTCGTACTCGTGACCGCATCTAATTCGGGCTGCAAGTCGGTCTTTTCATCGTCTTCGGAGAGCGCATCAATCGAGCGATCCACATACACTCCGGCACGAATGAGCCGCTTGATGTCTTGGCCGGAATAGCTAATGACATGCGTAATGCGAGGAGCAGTATTGAGGTCCGTTGATCCATAGGGAACCAGCACCTCTTCGGCTGGAACGAACTTCGAAACGACTGTTTCCGAGTCAGCGCAATAGTGCAGTTTCTTAAAGCACGAACCAGATAGCGGCAGGCGGAACAGCATCCGGTCATGATGCTTATAGCCACCAGGCATCTTCTTC